AAATGGGAAGGAGTAGTCATGGTTTAGAGGCGCGTCCCCCCAGTTCTCGTCACCCTCAATCCTGTCGAGGTTGACTTCTATCGAGGCCATGTCACCGCCAACTTCATCTGTGAAGTCAATGAAGAAGCGACCCGTACCCGTAGCTTGCACAATGAAAGTGTGAGACCTCTTCGTACCAAGGAAGTCGCCTAGCCATAGCACAGGCGTCTCGGCTATCATCGGAGATCGCCTTAAATCAGCCCGACCTGTGTCTTGAATGAACGTACGTTTAGTTGCCTCGTAAACTCCATCGGAAGTGCCGAACATTAAACGACCACCTAAAAAGGTTCCGCAACGTGGTAACAGTGTGTCGCCAAGCTGGAAGTTTACACTCTCATAGCCTGCACGAAAATTCATACTCAGACGGACAGTGTTCGAACCGCCTGGACGGGGAAAGAAGACGTGGTACGTAAGCGTATCTGGGTCAAATACCGCAGATATAGTTTCGGGGTCAGGTGTTGTGCGTACGAGCTCTTGATAAAGAGGCTCTACTTCGTCAGACAAAGATGCTTCAGAAATCGTAACACCATTTTGCTCTGATCGCATGATCGAGTGGATGCCTCGGCGTGAGCAGAACAATAAGTCAGAACCAGAGTTGGCAATCGTGTTGTGCGATACGCAACCAATCCGAAGGTTGGCACGACTATCTAGCTGCCACTGCTCAAAATCAGGGTCGATGATGTAAACTAATGTTTGGTCTTTGGTGAACACAGCAAGGCGGTTAGCCTCGAATGTACCCATCCCGACGATTTGGTCGGCAGTACCAATCAAGTTCGAGATGTCGATAAATGCAGCTCTCGTGACCTCTTCTGTCGGAGCTTCTTCGTTCAAAAAGATGTCGGGGTTGTCCACGCGCGAGAACTCCACAACAGTCGGTCGGTCCTTGAACCCAGCAACAGCTAGTCGTCGTTGGATGGGTACGCCGAACTGTGGCTTGATCGAGGAAGTGGATGTCGAGAACTCAAACCCGTCGTAGCGATACATCCGGCTATCTTTAGAGAAGATGTGAACCTTGCCCTTAAAGTTAGTCATGGAAACAATAGCGCCTTTTGCTAAAGCACCGTCAAGGCGGTGGCCCCTGTCAGAAGACAAGTGCGTATTTGAAGCATCTTCTTCTGCGAAGACAACTCCATCGCGGTTGTAAAATCTGAGCGCTTTTACCGGAAAGCGGTTAGAGCCTTTGTGAAGGTAGAACGCAGGATCGCGTATCAACTGACCGCGATAGTCCACGAAACAGTTTTCCAGCTTCCAGAAGTTTTGGTCCTTCTCTGTCTCAAGTGCTGTGATGTCGCGCGAACGGTCAATGCCCCTAAACCCATAGTAGGAAGTGAAGTCGCTCTTAACGGATAAGGGTGCGTACGCTAGTCTGGTCATTAACTAACCGTCCTTGGCTTATACGAAGGGTTGGAACCGCCGTCCATTATTGTACGAACGTACGGTTTGTTCCCATTAGACCTCTGATGTAGAATGTTGGTCATGCTGGACTGATACAGTTGCAAGTGTACCATAGCCTTATCGGAACCTTGCTGAACAAAGTAATGAGCCGATAAGCCGTCGATCATTATCATGTCAGGGATGGGCCTGCGCTCTTGGATGTCAGTGTAGTAATCTATATCTCCACCCACCCAGTAAGGATGCTGGCGCACGTCCTCAACAACCCGATTTGCAAGCTCGATCATCATCATCATGACCTCGCCATCAACCCGCGAGGGTGAGAAGTTACCCGCCCTGACGAGTGCAGAGCGTACTAAACTTTCGAGTGGTGTGAACTTCTCTTTAGCAGCCGCAAACGGCTTTTGTACGCTCTTCTCTGCCATCAGTCATTTTCCTCGCAACTGATTACGCGGCCCGACCAAATATGGTGGTGCATCTTAGCCAATTTAGCTAATTCGCGCGGAACGCGCCAATGTACGAAAGCGCGATCTTTATCCCAATTACCGCGAACGCGGTCTTCTCCGATGCGTATGTCAAAGGCGGCGTTCTCTTCGTTAGCGGATACGAAGAAAACAAAATCGCTGGGCGCTTCATTCTTCGGTGCCCGCTTTTGTTTAGCCTTTAAGGAAGGATCATCTACTTTTTCAGAGACTTCTTTTTCTATCCAAGCCTCGTTCTCAGGTGTTGACGGATCGTCAGCCTTAAAACTGCCGTCGGCTTTGTGTGCTCTCTTACGTGCCATTAAAATTCTCCATGAGTTTCCTGACTTTTATCCCCGTTATTTGGGGGCCAGTCGTCCCTCAAAGCAAAAGGGCCACCCGAGGGCAGCCCTTTTCTAAAACTTTCGACTGCCTTATTAGGCTGTAAGGTTCCAGTTTTTGATGTAGTGGTGCGTCTTGTCTTGCAACATTTCGAGACCACACTCTGTGAGGTACTCGTGTGCCGCTTGGTCAGCGCCATTGGCCTGACGGTCGCGAAGCAAGGAAGTATCACGGCCTTCCAAGTAACGGTACTTGAGGTGCGGGAAGTCGATGATGACTGCGGAGCTCTCCATACCAGGTACTTGGCGGAACTGTGGGTGCAAGTGAACCATAAGATCACCAGCAAATGTGGAGTAGCGAGTAAGGCCAACGCCGTACGCACCTTCAACAACTGTTGGAGCCCAACGGTCTTTGCCGAACTTCTGCAAGTGACCCGCAACTTTTGCGCCACAGAACATGATCTTTTGGTTTCCACCAAACGCGAACACATCTTCGATAAGTGAACGGTCGAACTGGTCTTCTGTCATCGTGCTAGAAGAAGTTGAACGGTCGTTGACGTTAGTGATCGAGTTAATCAAGCCGCCTGTGTAGCGAGTTGGCTGAGATGATGCAGCGTTTGCTTCGTGCTTCTTACCGAAGAACATTGCGCGCTCAATATCTTGCATGTGCATCTTGAGAGCTTTTGTTGTCATCTCGTCTTCTTTGTCACCAGTACGCAAGTTCGTTGCGCGTAGAGTGTTGGTGATTGTGAAGGCCGTACGGAAGATTTGCGTGAAGTTCGAAGCAACGCTTGCGTCGAATGATACGCCTGTAGGTGTATTAGCACCTTCAGAGAACGCAGAACCCGCAATGAACAAATCAGCGCCGTCAGCAATAGACGCTGCACCGCCACCAATGCCACGCTCAACAGTCAAAGTAGTCGCGGTCGCATCAGCAGTACAACGCATAACTTCGTTTGTCGCAGCGTTGACAACGATAGTGCCGCCAACTGCAAACAATACATCATTGCCTGCGTCTACAGTGATAGTTGTAGCAGAGTTTGACAAAGCGCCATTCACTGTCAGTGTACGAGCAGGAAGTTCGTCACGGAAATTTTTAAATTCACTATCATCAGTGGCTTCAGAGGAAGTCATTGCCAACAAAGCATTCAGAGGTGCATTGCCGTTTGGTTCTAAGAGCGTAAAAAGCTCGCGATAGTTTTTCGGGCGGAAGTCAGCAGCAAACTGACCTGAGCCCCGTAGTCCTTGGATACCAGCCATGTGGTAATCTCCTTTGGAAAAAGGTTTCAGTCATCAGTGGCACTAAGAAAGTGTGAGCGGAACAATCACGCGAACTTACCGAGTAACCTTTTTAACACCGACGTTTAGGGCCGTAGCGCTATCGACGTTGAGGTACTATTGATTGTTTCTGGGGAGGTAGTCGTCCCTTAAAGGGAAAAGGCGACCCGAAGGCCGCCTTTTTTATTAACCCATCCGCTTGTTGTTGGCGGATTGTGCAAGTCGTGCGAGGGTATCATCCCCCCCAGAGGGAGCCATTTGGCTCGTTGGGCCACCCGATTGGGATGTAAGGTATGCTTCGCGGCGCTTGGACATTTCGCGCAACCGCTCGAACTCAGGGGTATTCATCTGGTTCTTGAAGTCACCGATGACCTTCTTAGTAAGAGAGGCATCAGCAAAGTCTTCTGCGGTGTAACCACGTTCCATCGCGTAAGACTGGAAATCTCCAACAGCGTCATCTGGAAGGCCAGCTTCCTGTTGAGCGCGGTCAAGGTTGTTACGAATAGACTGCATTACAGCTTCGTCGCGGTTACTAAGAGCGTCTTCGCGTGATTGGTTCGCGCCTTGGCCAGCATTTTGAGC